TGCGATGGGAGTTCAAATCTCTCACCCTTCGCCTGTCCTTTTAGCTCAGTGGAATAGAGCAGTAGGCTACGAACCTATGTGTCGGAAGTTCGAATCTTTCAAAGGACGCTTGACAAACTTGTTTAAGTTTGTTACTATATAAAGAGATAGAGGTTAAGTCACTGTTATGCCCTTATGAGGTATATCACACTTAATCCATCATTCCCTTGTAGCTCAGCGGTAGAGTCGTCGGCTGTTAACCGATTTGTCGCAAGTTCGAATCTTGCCGGGGGAGTCGGAAGGACTGGAAATGTTCGGTTCTTCCTCTAAATCCTAAAGTCTAAAATTTAGGTCGGGGACTTGATCACCCCCGCTCGTAGGTGCCAAAACCTCTCCTCAGTCCTAGTATTCTGTGACTGAGTGAATGTCAAGAGTGGGGACATAGGTAAAGTCTCCAACGCCTACCACAACCTCTGGTAGTCTATTGGTAAGGACAGGCAGACAATGCACTTGGAAACTGGGTTCGATTCCTAGACAGAGGAACAAGTCGATGTGGCGGAATTGGTAGACGCGCTGGGTTTAGGTTCCAGTGTCTTTAGACGTGGGGGTTCAAGTCCCTTCATCGATACTTGACAATTGAAACTATATAGTTTATAATTGTCTCATGCGGAATTAGTTCAGTGGTAGAACGCCATCCTTCCAAGTTGGATGTCACCGGTTCGAATCCGGTATTCCGCTCTTCGGGAGATTAACTCAGCGGTAGAGTGGCTGCCTTACAAGCAGTAAGTCATTGGTTCGAATCCGATATTTCCCATTTTAAAATAGAAAAGATGGATATTAGTGTTTATGATAAACTTGGTGAAGTAACTAAGGTAATCGATCTTAATGATTCTATTGAATATGTTGATGGTAGAGTTTATAAAGGAGATAAGTTTTACTACAAAGGTATAGGAGTTCCATACCAATTTCATCATATTCATCCAGATGATATGACTGACGAATATGATTATATTGATGTGTGTGATGTTTTTTACATTGGTAATTTAGTTTCAAAAAAGCCATTTGCTGGAAAGACCGGAATTTTTCAAGAAAAATATCAAACTCATTTTACCGATTGGATTGGTGCTTGTGGTATAAAGGAACTCAACATATTTGAAAACTTATATGATGAGGGTGGATTTGAACTAAGTGCTATTGAAGTTTTTGGATATGAAACTATTGATGAAGAAGAACAACAATATTATTTGAAGGTCGATTATCCTGAGGGTAGAAATAATTATCTAACGAGTACGGATCCAAAAAAACTTAGATTTCTTTTGGATTATATGATTCAAAATGATTGGAATTTTCCATGGGACAAGAATTGTCTTACAGATATTAACTCGGAATCTAAAATAACTGACGTAGCTGATATTTTCAAATCTTCAGATATTTCTCATAAGATTGGAACAGTTTATGCTTTATTACATAGTCTTTATCAAAATGATCAAAATGCATACTTTGAATTTTGTGAATCAAATTCTTTAATGCACTATAATAGGATGAGTTTTATTCTTAATACTCTTTCTATTCTTCAATATAATAATGTAGATGTTAGTCATTTATATTCAACAACTCCGGTTGAAACTTATAAAAATATAATTTATAATTACTTGATTACTGGAAAAAATTGTGGTTTCTGTGGGGTTGGTAGTTGTAAAGGAAGAAAGGATTCCAATCAATCTTATGGTGAGGAAATTCGAAACGAATATATTAAAATGGCTAAAGTTCAATTGAACTTATAAATACTTGAAAAAAGTATCTGTATAATGGAAACACTTTTTAAACTACTGAGTGATGCACAGGCATCTCTTTTTGTCTTATTCCATAAGACTTGGGCCTATCATTGGAATGTAGTTGGAGAAGATTTTCCACAACTTCATACTCTCTTTGGTGATCAGTATGAAACTATGTTTGAAGAGATTGATCGTATCTCTGAACACATGCGATTTCTTAATGTAAAACCACTCAATAGTTTAGAGAGAATTGTAGAAGTTTCTAAAGTAAAGACTGGACAAAGTACAACAGATTGCCATAAAATGGCTAGAGATCTATTAAAATCAAATCAAGATCTTTGTGACTTATTCACTAAAGTTGCTGAGGAAGCAGATGCTCAAAAGTCCAGAGCAACTTCAAATCTTGCAGATGATCTAAACGAGTCACACGGTAAGTTTGTTTGGATGTTGAGATCTTATCTTGAGTCATCTTCTGGATTAAAGGAAGAAACTAATGAAGAAACTGAGGAAGAAATTATTCTAGAAACTGAAGAAGAAACAACTGAAGATTAATTTACGGTATTGAACAATGTTAAAAGTAAGATGTAAGGTGTGTAACACCGAGTTGGAGTCGCATCCAACAAAATCAGTATGTTGTGGATGTGATAACATGACACTTGTAAAGGGAGACACCATCACTGCTGTTGACCTAAATCAGGTAGTTATGTTAAACTCATTGAAGGAAAATAAAAAGGATAGTCTGTTTAGTCCATCTGAACTTGCTTTCCAAGAATCCAGAAGAGCTCGTAAAGTTCGTAAACTGGATTTTGAAATCCGATAGGAGAATTGGCCGAGTGGTTTAAGGCGGGAACCTGCTAAGTTCTTGAGGAGTTTACGCTTCTCCGTTGGTTCGAATCCAACATTCTCCGTATGGAAAGGTGGCCGAGTGGTTTAAGGCAACTGTCTTGAAAACAGTCGATGTGAAAGCATCCGGAGGTTCGAATCCTCTCCTTTCCGTTTAGAATTACTACAAATTTAATTATTGCTTAATCAGTGTGTCGTAATGAACACATAAGGTTGCTTTTTGGGCTTCCGTGATTATTATATACTTATGTACAAGTTAATACCTCATGGATCAACATACCTACGAAAATTGGGTGAAGATCAAAGAGACCTTCGAGGCCTCAGGTAACATGGATAATATGTTCTACAAAAGAGCATGTGAAATTGTAAAAACCAAAAAAGATCCTCTAGCTAAGTTTCTTGGAGATGAAAAGTGATGGAACCTCAAGACGAATTAATTAGTCGTAGTGAAGTTCAGGAGATGATTGATGCCGCAATCCGTAGACACAACCGTAATGCTTCAATTATTAGTATGTGTGTTGGTTGGGTGGTTCTTGCTTTATTTGCTGAGGGACTTTTAAGACTTATTGGAGTTATTCCACCAGTACTACCATGGCTAAACATTACCCTGAAATAATAGGTATAGTTTTTCTATTAGTATTTGCTGCTACAATGTTCTATCAAGGAACATGTATTATGAGGGGACAACGCGGTTATTCTCTTCGTGATTATTTAAAACAAGATAGCACAAACATGCGTAAAAGAATCGAAGAACTACTCAAAGACAAATGATATTTCTTACAGAAGAAGATCTAAAAGAACTACAAGAAAGAGTTCTACAACAAAAAATGTCTGAGTTGTTTGAAGAACCTTGCACATACGAAGACGATGATGACTATGGAATTCCAAGAACTTATTGAGTTCGTCACAAAACAACTTTTGATTTTTGTTGTGTTTATGTGTGGTCTTACTATAGGTTATATGTACGGACATAGAGACGGAGGTGGTTAAATATGAATAGTTTAACTTTTGCTAGTATTTGTGTATTTGGATCAATTGGATTATTTGTTTTTTGGGGACTGGGACACGCTTATCCATAAATTGGGAGAGGACAAATGAAGATTTTTTTAGACACTGCTGATGTTTCTTTTATTAAATCAGCGTATGACACGGGATTATTGGATGGAGTCACTACAAATCCATCACTTATTTTAAAAAGCGGAAGACAACTTCTAGAAGTCATTAAAGAGATTGCAACAGACTTTGAAAACTTAGAAAGTATTTCTGCAGAAGTTGTTGCAGATACTGCTGAAGAAATGATCTCACAAGCACAACAATATTATTCAATTGCACCTGCAGTAACAATTAAAGTTCCCTGCACAGTCGAGGGACTTAAGACTTGCAAGTTTCTTTCTGATAAAGGAATTCAAGTTAATGTAACCTTGGTGTTCTCAGTAGCACAAGCAATCCTTGCATCAAAAGCAGGAGCAACATTCATCTCACCTTTCGTTGGTCGCTGGATGGACAATTCAATTGATGGAATTGAACTCATCAAAAACATTCGTAAGGCATTCGATTACTCTGGAACATCTACCAAAATTCTTGCAGCATCTCTTCGTGATGTAAGACAGGTAGAACAATCTGCTCTTTATGGTGCTGATGTAGTTACAATTCCCCCAGTTGTATTTTGGGCAATGTATAAAAACATTATGACTGATAAAGGTCTTGATTTGTTCCAAAAAGATTGGGAAGAAGTTCTCAGAAGTGTGAACGATGAAAAAGTTTAACGATATAGTTCTATCAGTCACGATATCCATCATTGACTTTCTGTATCGTGATCTACCCATACAAAGATTCTGGGTGCTGGAAACAATCGCCAGAGCACCATATTTTGCTTTCGTCAGTGTACTGCATCTCAAAGAATCACTAGGACTCAGAGATCTATCACACTACTACTTAATGAAAGAACACTTCGCACAGACACTCAATGAAACCGAACATCTCATCGAAATGGAAAGGCGTGGTGGTGCCGACCGTTGGTATGATCGCTTTATTGCTTATCACTTGGTTCTCATCTATTATTGGATTCTGGTGGGTTATTACTTTATTGCTCCTGTCTCTGCTTATCACCTGAACGCAGGTATTGAGTTTCATGCCACAGAGACTTATTTAAATTACTTCTGGGACCATCCAGAAGACGCCAGAATAGGTGAAATCGCAGTCGATGAAATCAATCATTATATTGAACTCTCAAGAGCAATGGAGATGGTATGAAATCAATAGTTATATTTGGAGCAACTGGAGACCTTTGTAAAAGGAAACTTATACCAGCACTTTATTCTCTT